GCTGATTTTTTCGGGATTACAACATCGCCTTGCAGACCGTTCAGAACGGTTGCGCCAGCAGCCATAACGCTAGAAGCGTTGCGAAGAACGTCAACGAAGTCGCCGCCACGGAAGTCTTCAGCAATCAGTGCCGAATCATCAGAGGTGTTAACATCGCGTTTTGCCCAAGAGCGGAGAACTTCAGTCGGCAGCATGATGCCACGAGCCGAACGGCCTGTAGCAGCTTGAGCAGCTTCAGAAACTTCACGCTCGAAGGATGCGTCTTCTTGAGCCTGACGGTCAGTCGGGTTTGCCATAGCACGGATAGCGCGCAGAACGGAAAACTCACGAACTTCTTTTTTGGTCAGACCAACTTCAGCAGTTTCGAGGGGCTTGTCACCGATGACTTCGAGCAGTTCACCACGGAACTGGTCGATTGATTTGTTTTCGGCAACAGCTTTAGCAGCCATTTCGCTGCGCTGGTGTTTTGCGCCCAATTCGATGATTGATGCGACTTCTTTGTTGCGAGCAGAACGAGCTTCGTCTGCAACAACATTGATATCGATTTCTGACATTTCTGTCTCCTTAGTTTCGATAGTTTCAATTTGGGTTTCGGTGGTGACATCTTTAGAGCGTCCAATACCAACATTTTCATCTGCCGGAATAGATACCAAAGATACCTCCATTACGCGCCAAGAATTGACACGGTAGCTATCCGCATCCTCTTTTTGCATTTTGTTGACTTGGTAGCCAACGCTGATGTTTGAACGGATGCCATCCGTTACATCATCAAACATCTCTTTAGCCATTCCGTTTTTACCAAACCGAACTGTTGCTCGCAACACGCGAGACGAACTATCGAGAGTAACATCCTCAACAACACCGATTGTTTGTTTCGGGTCGTGGTCAAGCAAGAGCGGCATACGCCCAGACTTAGCAAACGACAGGTCAACACTCTTTTCGGTGTGGTCGAGAATTTCTTTGCCGAAGCTGCGCTCTACAGGTGTTTCACTTGAGACAGCAATCTTTACTCGGCGTGTTTCTTCATCAATCGCGCCAGCCTTCATATCGGATGCGCGATGCTGCATTTCTTGGGGGGCGGCTCGGTCAGCTTCTTCTTCTGGGGCTTCTTCAACCTCGGCTTCGGCTTCTTCTTCTTCGCCCTCATGTTTGGCGTAGACAATGGTTACCGTCTCGTCATCGTCCTGCACGGCGACAACGTGGCGTTCTTCCAGTTCATCCGCTTCAACGATTTCCTCGACGATTTCCTCAACGATTTCTTCGCTGGTTTCTCTAAGGTCAGTCATTGTTTCAAATCCTATATAATCAAAGTTGTCATCAGAGCGTTCTTTGCTCGACATCGGATGTCCTGATGGTAACAAATCCGTGTCATGTTTGCCACTGCGGAATTTTCCGTTGCGGAGGACGTATAAAAAGCTATTCACGCGCGCGTATGCCCACTGGTCTGGAGAAGATACATTCGGACGAACACTGCCGGGATTGGTCTTATACGCTCCAACGCCACGGCGGAATACTGCAACCAAAGTTCGTGTGCTTGTCCGCTTGGATGCGGTGTCGCCAACCTTCTCATTGTGGTCAGCGGCCTTCTTGGCAAGAGCGGTGCGAACCGTGTCGCTGACTTCTTCGGCGCGTTCATCCTTGTCGATAATCTTGGTTAACCCGCGCGCCCATCGCTGTCCGGCTGTTCCGCCCCACAAATCCCACGCAATTCTAAATGACGTTGGTCCGCCATCAGGTTTCTTGGCATCGTAATGCTTCGCCTTATTAACTTCGTGGCGAGAGAAGAACGAGTGCATACGCTTGACGGTGCTTTCCGACAGGCTCTTTCCGTTAGCAATATCTCTAGCACGGGCAACGCCAACAGCAGTCCCGCCGCGACCATACTTGCGACGCATCTCAAGACCGCGCTTGGCGGCTATCTTCATTCCGTCAGTCGGCTTATAACTCGCCATCATCGTCTCCAGTTACATCTGGTTCGGCGGGTTGTTTAGTGCCAAACGGCTCAAAGGCCATCTTGAGGCCATAGCGGTCAGCCATTTCTTTGTCGCTCTGTATTTGCGCGAACAGTTCTTCAACATCACGACCATAGTTAGCGGCGACATCATTCATGCTGATGAGGCCATTATTGATAGCGGTGACTGCTGCGTTAATCTCTTTGAGCGGGTCAACCCAAGCAAAGCCGCGACCACGAAAGTGAACATTGCTTGCGAACTTATTGAACTTCTCTTTGGTTGCCGGAAGACGCATCGAGCCAAAGTCCAAAGCACTATCCAACCATGCCGTAAACACTGGCTCACAGAAATGCTCAATCAGGAACGATTGCAGCATTTTGTAATGGTCACGTTCTTCGATTGTGCCTTGACGAATAGACGAGTAGGAAACGCCAGTCAGGTCATTCGCCAAGCTGGTGTAAGATACGTTTAGGCCGGACGCGATACCTCGAAGCACAGCAGCCTCAAACTCACCAAACGCTGTCGTCGGGTGTGTCGGGTCAATCATCTTGAAGTCATGACCTTCCGGCAACTGACTATATGAACCCGGCTCCATGTCCACAATCGGCAGTTGGTTTTGGTCTTCGTCATCTCCAACAAACTCATCGCCAGATGGTGTCGTGATGATGCCGAACTTAGCTGCGGCTGCGCGAGCGGCGACAAGTTCGGCCTCACGATAACCGCCAAGCATTTTCAGGCTGGCGATAACCGGGGCCATGAATGGTTCGCCGCGCGTCTGGTGCTGACGCTGCTGAAGGAAGATGTGTATCATCTCATCGGCGGGGACAACTTTATATTTCTTGTCCTGCTTATCCTTAATAAAGAACGTGTCATTCGGATGGCTGGTCAGAACGTGATAGGCGACAGGACGCTGGAACTCGTCAATCTCTACACCCATACGAATTTCATTGCCGTTCTTGGCGCGTCCATTCTTGTCGTGGTCGATACGTTCTGGCTCGATGAACTGCAAGCTAAAACCATCTTCATAACGATTGTTGCGAACCTTCTTGACGAAGACTTCTCCGTCACGGGCGAGAGCCTCGGCTACATATGCTTGGCAGTCTTTCCATGACATTCGACCAGACACTTCCGCGTTGCCCATCTTAGCCCAGCGGCGGAAAGCGTCTTCGACAATTTGATTACCGCGAACATCCAAAGTAGCTTCGTCGTTGCGCGCTCGAACTTGCAGCTTAAAGCCGCTTTCGCCAATCACGTTAGTTTTAATGAGGTGCAAGAACCGACGGGCATACTCATTGTTGCGAACTAAGTCGCGACTTCTGTTACGCAAAATAGGAAGGGCTTGGCTCAATTCAGCGTCAGCGGAATTGTTAGAGGCCAAGAAGTCCGCAAAGAGACGACCAGTGTTCGCACCAGAGTAAGTGCGATATTGGCGCGGCATCCTCATCCGCTTAGTCGGCTCTTTATCTCGGCGCAGGAAATCAAACAATGCCATATTAGAACCTCAACAAAATTGTGCTTTTGGGTTTGCGTCCGTGTTTAATAGCTTCCTTGCGCTTAATCGCAGAAACCTCACGACGATAATAATCACGCCACTGAACCAACTCATCAGGGCTTAGTTTGGTAAGTGAGCGACCAGCAATTGAATAGCTGGAAACATCGCTATCGGCTTTGCCTTCGAGGATGCTTTCAATCTTGCCAAGCATAATCTCTGCGTGATGGCGCGGGTCAACCTGATTGTCGAAGTCGGTGACAATATCAATCTCGCCACGGTCAACAACAATGCGCTCGTTATCGCTATTGCGCTCAATCTCCAGTTGGTAATGGTAATGTCCGACTGTATAGTTTGCCGAAGTTGCGCTGGGAACGGCGAAAAGATAGTCGTCACCAGACGCTGTTGCGTCAACTTTAACTTCCGTTGCGCCGCCAGTAGAAATGCGAGCGACAAAACGCATCGTGTATGCAGAGTTGGAATAGTCTTCGGAAAACTGGGTAATCTTAAACTGAACAAAGTCACCGACAACAACCTCAGTCGGAACTCCAGTCGGTGCATTTGCGCTATCGAATAAATTAGCCACGGCAAGCCCCTTGCGTATAGAACGTCTGTTTCTTCACTCGCGCTTTCACGCGCTTAGAATGACGACCCTTACGGCGAACCCTTAACTTATCTCGCGGTGCAGCAATGCTACTCTTACGCGCCATTAACGCCACCCATTCACGAACCCGCCTTCACGCTTCGGCACTTTGCGCCTCACTTTCGGCTTCGGTTTGTCGTCCACATCATCATTTGCTTTAGCCTTCATAGACCTTTGCGCGATTATATTAACATTGACACCCACTATTGACAATGCCGCTAAAGCGTAAACCCGACAGTCGAGTGCTTCGTTCCTCGGACGCACTTTCACCCACTCTCTGCGGTGAAATCCCTTGTGGTATTTACGCACTACTTTCTCAGCGGTAAGCATAGCGAAATACTCGTCTGTATATTCTTTGGGGAAGTGGCAATAACCAGCACCTATGTCCTTAATCTTCAGGTGAGAGTAGACCATCTCTTTTGCGGTATCTACCCCGATAGGAAATAGCTTGCACTTTATGTGGTTGTTTGTGCTGGGTCTGCCGACGATTGGCTTGCCTTCACCGCCAACACCTTTGATGGCGAAGACCCGGCGAGATAATCTAGGTTTGCAATACTTGTAGACAGCTTGCGTGTGGTGACCGCCAGTATCAATAGCAGACGCCTTTATCTGCAATTCCCTATCGTCTTCGGTTTTGTATGTTAGGGACAAGAAGTTATCTAACTCTGCCCACACCTGACCAGAAGCAGGGTCGCCAAATATGGAGCGGTATTCGATTGACCACGTTTCGCTGTCACGCCCATGACCCAAGACCTCCATCTCTAACCTGTCATCCTGAACGTCAATGCCCGCCGTAATAAATACAACCTCTTTTGGAATACTGTCTGCGTTGTAATCTTCGCGGTGCGATGCAATCTGAAAGTCGTCCAGTCTTTCGCCGTCGTCCTCCCAGCTTTCGCCTAAGTAGGTGTTCACCCATACGCGAAGCGTCTCAGGTAATTTCTTGGCTTGCAGGAAATCCGCCACGGCAGATGACAAAGGTGTCCACGGGCTACATAACCCAGACAGCCGGAAACCCGCCCTTCCGACAAATGGAGCGGTGGCTCTCCATTCCCCTTTGCGGATAGCTTTATATCGCGCCGCATCATCCCATGCCCCGCCACATTCTTCACACGCATAGAACGCCGTGTCTGGGTCTTCATCAGTCCAATGAACATTAGACCACCGCATAACCTGATGGTGTCCGCAGTCGGGGCATGGCACATGATACTCACGTTTGTCCGTGTTTTCAAATAGCCCCTCAATACGAGATGCGTTGCGTATGGTCGGTGTCGAAACGCAAACCTCTTTCCTGTTCCAGAACGTAGCACTACGTTTTCTTGCGAGGTCAATCGGGTCGCCCTCCGAGCCAGCCGAGACGGGAAAGCGGTCAACCTCATCAAACAGCACAACACGGATTGGTCGGCTGGCAAGAGACGCAGGACTGTTTGCGCCGCACATAGTTATGTGTCCGCCGAAGAAGTTCTTCTTCAATGTCGTGTTGCCACTATCGCGCGCCTTCGGGTCTGCGACCTTACCTTGCAGGACCGGGCTGTCTCGCAGCATAGGTGCAAGCCTGTCCTTTGAGAATGTCTGCGCCATATCCAAAGTCGGCTGCACCAGCAGAATTGGTGAAGGGTCTTGATGGATATGATATCCTATTAGGTTTAGCAGCATCTCTGTTTTGCCAACTTGCGCGCAAGACATAATCGTTACGCTTTCAATCGACGGGTCGGAAACTGCGTCCAGTATCTCGCGCTGGTATTCAGCCCGGCTTGTGTGCCATGCGCCAACCTCGGCAGAACTCTCCGGCGACAGCTTGCGGAAGCTGTCCGCCCATTGGCTCACGGATAACTTGGGAGGCGGTTTCAGCGCGCGCGCACTTACGTTAGCTAGGGCGAGACTAAGCGTCTTCGTCTGTTGCTTGCGGGTTGTATCCGACCAACTCATTCAACGCCTCCTCAATCATGTCTTCAATGATGGCTCTCGCCTCTGCTGGCTTCTCACACGATATTACAAGAGGCGCAGCCTTGCTAGGTATAGAAAGCAATCTGGTTCTGACCGCCGAAGCCTGCCTGCCAAACTCCTTCGCCACGCTGCCTATCTCAACAAGGTCGCCTCGGAGCAGAGCGTTCTCCATCTCCTTCGCGTCGGCCTGTTCTTTTGCCAGTCGCGCGCGTTCTTCTGCTAGGTCTAGTTCGCCAGCGCGCAGTCTGCCAGCGGCAACTTCCCTGATATGCCTGACGTATTCCCTCGTGGCTTCCTCGACATCATACTGCCCTCGCGGTTGCTTAGTGATAGTGCCACGCGCAACCAAGTCATTGACCATCTTAGTCGATAGGTCGAGTGCCTGCGCTATCTGAACGATAGTCCCCATACGTTTCTCCATTTCCACCTGTCACAAGACATACCATATGTAGTAGGACATCGACAATCCCCTTAGATATAAGCTGTGACTATTCGACAATCGCGCCTCCGCTCACCCGCGGGGGGCTGTGATGCCCATAGAACCTACGCACAGGCGCGCACAAGCGCGCTATTTTGACGGGTATTGATACCTACCAGCAATTTGCAAACGCGCCCCGGCGGCGCGCTGTGGGATTATTGGGGAGGTGGGCGGTTTTCTACATATAGTAGGGGCGGCGGCGCGCCAGCTGCCGCCTGCAAACGCGCACAAAAAAACCCCCGCCGGATTAGGGCGGGGGCTTCGTTGCCTTTTTGCTTTAGATTAGCGTTCCTATGCTTGCCATGATTGCAAGCGCGATTGCATTTATTATTCGCA